AACTATCCGATGAAGAACTTCAATTTATTATAAACACAATTAACGAACAACTATGAAATTTACATATTATACAATAATCGGTAAGGATTTGAACTTACTAAAAGGTCACGTAGAGAATGTTAGAAATTACGCGGGGTTTGATAGGTTACCTTGTGAAAAAGAATTCATTATTATAATCTATAGAAATAATAATATACCGCCAGCAGTAACAGAAAGCTTGATAAATTATTGTAATCAAAATGGTTTAACTCATGTTATCTACGATGAACCATACAACACATTTATTGATAATCTTTATGCTTGTTGGAACTTAGGTTATGAGAAATCTTCTGAAGGTTATGTTTTTAGAGGTGGTTCCGACCAAGTTTTTTCTAAAGATAGTTTTATTAGACTATATGAAATTGCAGAAAACTTTAGAATTAATGAACCACATAGAAAGATTATTCTACAAGCAAACACGATAGAGAACACCACAAGAATTAGAGAAATTAATGCTATTAGTAGACACTTCACTATGGATTTAGGGTTCACGTTCGACACGTTTGATTATGAAGGATATGAAAAATTCATATCAAGAATAAATAGAGATTTAACCCAAGAGGTATTAACGATTGACGATTGTTTAAAACACTGGGGTAAACCAACTCAACTACAAACAACTCTTGGGGTCATCAATAGAGTTGATGGTTGTTCATGGTTGATGACTAAAGAAGAATGGTCAAAATATGGACCAATACCTGTTTTTAGAAATGGGATAACTGGTGATGTTGCGATACATGATACATTACAACTTGACGGATACGAAGAGTTATTAGTGAAGGATTGTGTAACATATCATTTCGTGAGAGGAGAAAGTATAAATGTTCAATAATATGGAAAATTACACAATAATGTTACCGGTAAATTCTAATAATTTACCATTTGCAAACCAAGCAATTACACACTTAGTTAATAACTGTGATTTAAAAATTATAGTTGTTGATGATAATGGAAAAGACGAAGATTATATACAACATGAGAATGTTTCATTCATACATGTTGAATCAACTGAAAGAAGACCTTTAGTTAAAATTTGGAATCATTGTATTAAAAATTGTCCAACAGATTATGTTATTATAGCATCTTGGAGACAAAGACCCACAATCGAACACTTTGAAACGATTAAACAAAAACTTGATGAGGGTTACGGGCTAGTTACTTTTGATGGTCTTCATTTTTTCGGATTCCATAAACATTTAATGACTGTTGTTGGATTTTTTGATGAAGGATTTGAAGGTGGTCAATTTGAGGATACAGATTTTTGGAATAGACTGAGAACAAATGATGTTGGTATTTTTGTTGGTGATGTTGCTGAAGAGAGAAATTATAATGGAGAAACGATTAACAGTACGTGGATGGATTTAGGTCATATAAACAAAGGTTATTATGACACAAAGTGGACTGAAGATTCACCAAATAACACATTGATTCAACATAAAGAAGAAATGAATTATGAGGACAGAAACCTTTATAAAAGTTTATATGAAAATAAAACATATAAAAAATGGGACGAGTCAGTTTTAGCACCAAATTTAATCAGTTACTTTACAACATATAAACACCACATCAAAACGTTTTAATTTATGAATATAACTGCATTTATTATGGGTATTGCTCACCCTGATAGACTTAGATGGTTAATGGAAACTATCATTCATATGGACCAACAAAATTTTCCGTTTTGTAAAAAAATTGTTTCAATAGACCAATTTGATGGACATACTGTTGATTGGAATACTATTAAATTTTTAGAACAAAATGGATGGACAGTATTAATAGATAATTTCAAAAGTAGAATTTTATCAATGAATAGGGTATTTGAAAATATTGATAGCGAATATATTTTTTACAACGAAGATGACGTAAAGGCAAATCTACCTAAAATTGAAGATTTAGAATATACCTTCAATCATGAAATTGATGGTAGAAAATGTGGTATGGTGTCCATGACTTTGGGTGGTACCCAATTTGATAGTGCAACAAATTTTATCGGAGATTTAAAGTTTATGGAAGAGAATAAAATTTTGGGTAACGATAACTATCTCGTATTCAGAAGAATGGAAGAATTTAAAAACGATTGGTTTTTTGAATTCCCTGGTTTGTTTATAAGAACTGACCTATTCAAAACATGTCACGAAAGAGCAAAAGGAAGTCGTAAACAAATTGAACAAAGTTTGACTGACAGTTATTTAAATAACAAATTTAATGAAATTTATTACAAGTGTTCAATAGCTAAAAGTGACGCATTACAAACGTTATTAAAGGAACCTGCAAAAGTTAATAGTCACTGTAGACTATTAGAAAACTTGGACCCACATCAGGGTAATGGATTTTTTGGCGGACTTCATTTTTATTAGGATATGAACTTAGTAGTAGGAAATACCTCCCAACTTATAAATTATTTTGACCCACAAGATACTATTTCCGTGAGCTCAAGAAATTATGAAGGATTAGATACTGGTTACAGTAAAGTTATTTTAACGTTCGCAGAACAAAGAACCTACTTAAATCTCCCAATTGAAGATTATATAGATGTTAATGTCAATTATACGTTTGATATAGCTAAAAAACTTTCAGATAATAATGATAAGATTATTTTGTTTGGTTCAAGTGAATTATGGAATAACTATAATGGACCAATAAATGAAAGTCTTCCTTTTGACTATCAATACAGTCATTACATTTTTTCAAAACAAAAATTATTTGAGAAAGTAAAGGAAGAACAATATAAAGGTAAAATGGAAAATGTTTTTTTTATTCACCCTTTTAACTTTAATTCACCATATAGAAAACAAGGATTTTTATTTGCAAAGATTTTTGAATCCCTTATAAATAAATCTAAAGTTGAGGTTGGTAACATAAATATTTTTAGAGACATCATTCACCCAAAAATGATAGTCGATAAAATAAATAACATTGAAAAAGATTCAATTGTAGGTTCTGGTGTTTTAACAAATATAAAAGAATTTACACAGAAACTCTTCTCTAACTTTGGTTTAAATTCGGATGATTATATAGTCGAAAACTCTAGTACCCACTCTCCTCACGCACAAAAATGTTTTTGGTATGACACAGAAAAAGTGTATACAAATCTGTTAGAAGACACTATTATTGATATTGAAAAAATAATTAAATAAAGATGAAAATAGGTATAATTGGATTAGGTGTTATTGGCTCAGCATGTAAATATGGTTTTGAGAAATTAGGTCATAAAGTTACGGGTCATGACATAAAAGATAATACAAAGATTGAAGATGTTTTGGACACGGAAATATGTTATATTTGTGTCCCAACACCATCGAATGAAGACGGAAGTTGTAATGTTAGTATTGTCGAGAAAGTAATATTAGAATTAAAAGAACACAACTATAAAGGGATTGTGGCAATTAAATCAACGGTGAAACCAACAACAACACAAAGACTAAAAGATGAGACAGGTCTTAATATGTGTTTTGTTCCTGAGTTTTTAAGAGAAAGATGTGCGATTTCAGACTTTACTGAAAATCACGATTTGTTAGCTGTGGGTACAGATTCAAAAGAAGTATTTGAAAAAATTAAAAAGTGTCACGGTAACTACCCTAAAACATATTCAATGATGAACTCAACTGAGGCCGAACTTCTTAAATACTACTCTAACGTTTATAATGCAACTAAAATAATATTTGCAAATGAGTTTTACGAAATCTGTCAAAATTTAGGTGTCGATTATTCTAAAGTGAAAGATACGTTTGTTAAAAGAGGAACTACAAAAGACATTTACTTAGATGTTAATGAAAACTTTAGAGGGTACGGTGGAGTTTGTTTACCAAAAGATACTAAAGCATTAAGTTCTTTTGTTAAAGAATTAGGGTTAGAATTAAATTTGTTCGAAACCTTAGATAAAGAGAATAATAAATTTAAAACAACCGTGTTCAACGGTATGAGAAAAAATTAAAAGTTATGAAAGTTTTATTAACAGGAAGTCAAGGATTTATCGGTAGTTACATCTGCCAAGAATTATTAGAAAATGGTTACAAAGTTGTAGGTATTGATAACTACTCAAAGTACGGTCAAGTAAGTAGACCTCAAGATAAAAATCCCAACTTCAAACTTTATGTTGCGGATGTATTAACTGATGAATTTTCACAAATTGTTTCAGATGAAAAACCTGATATGATTATTGCAGGTGCTGCTATGATTGGTGGTATTTCTTATTTTCACAAATACGCATATGATTTATTAGCAACTAATGAAAGAATTTTAGCCCAAACATTTGACGCGGCAATTAAAGGTCATCAAGAAGGTTGGTTAAAAAGAATTATTGTTATGTCGAGTTCGATGGTATTTGAAGAGACTACAGTATACCCTACTCCTGAAACTGAAATTAAAAATTGCCCACCACCAAGTTCAACTTATGGATTTCAAAAGTTAGCATCTGAGTATTTTGCTAAAGGTGCGTTTGAGCAATATGGTTTACCTTACAGTATTGTAAGACCATTCAATTGTGTAGGTGTTGGTGAAGAGGATTCTATTTCTGAACATGAAGTTACGTCAGGAAATATTAAACTAATGATGTCTCACGTATTACCTGATTTAATTAATAAAATATTAAAGGGACAAAACCCATTACACGTTTTAGGTTGTGGAGACCAAGTAAGATGTTATACTAATGGTAGTGATTTAGCTCGTGGTATTAGAATGGTTATGGAATCAGATAAAGCAATTAACAATGACTTCAATTTATCAACATCAACAGCAACATCAGTTTTAGAACTTGCCGAAAAAATTTGGGGGTATTTAAGACCTGATGAACCATTTAATCATGTTTGTGACGCTGGTTACGAATATGATGTACAAAAAAGAATTCCTAATACTTCAAAAGCAAAAGAACTTTTAGGATTTGAAGCCGTTATTAGTTTAGATAACTCTATTCAAGAGGTAATAAATTATATGAAAGACAAAATGTAATGGCAGACGAATATGGTTATATAATAAATCGACCCGGTTATACTTACAATTATCAAAAGATTTTTAATAAAATTATAAATGTAGTAGACAATTTTAATTTAACCAGATATGAAGAATTAATTCATTTGGGTGTAAACCCATTCGACTTATTCTTATTAGAAACTTTTTTAAGAGAAAATAATATCAAAAAAGTTTTAGAGTTGGGTTCGGGTACCACAACAAAACTTTTAGATGTTCTCGGGATTAAAAGGAAAACTTTCGCACTAGAATGTATGAATTTTACAGATTTAAAATTTGATAAAATAGATTTATATGAGTCTTATGAAGTAGTTCAAAAATATATAGATAATAATGAAATTGATTTCATACTTATAGATTGTGAACACTCAAGAAGTATGGGTGAGTTGATTTATAACCATATTTTAAAATATACTAATTTTAAAGTTCCTATTTTCATTCATGATTGGTTTGATTTTGAAAAAGAAACCTACCAAGAACAAGTTTTTTATTATAATCATTTGTTTGAATATTATGACTTGGACGTTATGTCCGATTTACCAATAAAATATATAAATAAATTAGGGGTTGACATTAATTCGGAATGTCAAGTACCTAGATGTTCAGCAATTTTAACACCAAAAAAATGGAAAATGTAACAATTGTATGGTCTTTTAGAAATAGAATAAATCTATTAAAAAGGTCCATAAAGTCAGCAGACGAAACAACACCAAAAAATGTTAATTTTTGTTTGGTTGATGCCGATTCATCTGAAGAGACAATCAGAGAATTAAGGGAATTTTGTAACACAATCCCTGATAGAAAAATTAGAATATGTGAAAGTTCTTATAGAACAACATTATCTGAGGCTTGGAATTTAGGAATTATGTTGTCCCCCACAAAATATATAGTTTTTGCAAGTTCTGATATTCATTTTTTAACACCATCTTGGTTTAATATAATTAAAGCGGGGATAACTAATAAATCTAGATATTTGTTACTTGAAAACCATTCGGTTTTTATGATTGATAAGGATATCATACCTGTTATGGGATGGTTTGATGAAGGGTTTGGTTTAGGTCCGCATTTTGATGTAGATTTTATGATAAGAGCCTCTGAACATAACATTCCAGTAAACATCTACCCAGCACAAGGTACGTATAGTCATAACTCATCTGAAGAAGAAAGTAGTTCAATACATAACGATTTAGATGTTACAAATAGAGTGGCGAATCAAATAGAAGATAGACTACCTATGAATGATATGTTTAATGAAATTGTTTTCAAAAACAAATGGGAATCTTCATGGGCAGGATGGACACCAAGTTCAACACCTCATCCACCAACACACATTTCACAAGCCAGAAGAAAAATAAGTGAGGTTGACCCTCACCCATCTTACACTAAAAAATATATGTAATGAAAATTTTATTATTAGGACATAAAGGTTATTTAGGTTCTTATATAAATGAAAATTTAGATGTTGACATCTTAGAAAAAAGAGAGGTTTATAACAATGGTAAAACATATGATTACGTTATTAACTGTATTGGTAAACCTAACTTAGAATACTGTGAAAAGAATATAGAGGAGACCAACTACTCAAACTATAAAGTTATAGAAGATATACAAACTTTTTACCCGAAAGCAAAAATTATAAATTTTTCATCGTATTATGTATATGATGATAATGGTTTTTGTACTGAAGATTCTAAAACAACAAATGAATACAAATATTGCGAACAAAAACAAAAAGGAGAATCTTTGATAAAAAACGGAGTATCGTTTAGGGTAGGTAAATTATACGGACATTTAGACATTTCAAAACAAAATAAATTAACTGAACACATAATAAAAAGTGATGAGGTTATTTTAGATACCATCCCCTTCAACCCTACTAGTCTAAATCAAGTTTTACAAGTTATAAACTATGAACTTGAAAACAAAAATCTATTTGGGATATTCAACTTATCAAACAAAGGGTTTACCACACACTACGAATATGGTTGTTATATAAACGATTTATTAGGTGGTAATAAAAAAATCAATCAAGTATCAGAAATAAAAAGGGACTTCACAAACTACGGTAAGTTCTTAATGTCCACTGAAAAATTAGAAAAATTCTGCACGTTAACTTCTTGGGAGCAGGATATGAAAAATTATGTGGACTCTTTATTAAAACATAAAAAAAGTATATTATTAAACTATGAATAGTATCGGCGATTTAATAGACAAATTAGTTATTGAAAATATTAAAATTTTCACACTAAGAGAAAAACTACACTCTGAGGGTATATCAGATGAGGAGTATGTAACACTAACAAATAATATGATGACTCTTAATGAAAACAGGGGAGTCATTGCAAATTATTTGGATGATAAAATTGACAAAGTAGTTACAGGTAAAGAAAAAAATATTGTTTTGAAAAAAATCAAAACTTATAACATCCACAAACACAATCAAAAATGAAATTCAGTGAACTAATTTCAGAACTAACAGAAATGTGGTTATTATGGATGAAACACAATTCAATTGTAAGAGACGAGTCCTTACCCGTTGAGCAAAGAAAAGTTTCAGCAAAAGAATGTGAAAGACTAATAAACCGAGAATACGAATTAACTGAACAATTAGATAATTTTTTTAAGAATGAACAAGGTTGATATTGAAAATCAAATAAAAGTTTTATTTTCCGAGTGGGTAAATAAAAAAAATGAAGAAGACTCTAATCGAAAAAAAATACGTTATTCGGGACCCGTATTAGGTAATGAAGAGTATTCAAATATGTTGGATGCCATTTTTTCTGATTGGTGGTCAGCAGGTAAATTTACTGTTGAAGCGGAAAGAAAGTTAGCAAAAATATCAGATAGAAATTATGGTCTTTTATGTAACGCGGGTAGTTCTGCAAATCTACTTTTAATGTCTGCAGCGAAAGAGTTGTATTTTGAAGATGGTGATAAAATTATCACACTTTCTTGTGGGTTCCCAACAACAGTTAACCCAATTATACAGAATAGACTAATACCTGTGTTTTTAGATATCGATTTAGAAGACCTAAATCTTAATCCTGAATTGTTTGAAGAAGCAATTAAGTCAGACGATAAAATAAAAGGTCTTTTTGTTGCGCACACTTTAGGTTTCAAAACAAGAATTAACGAAATATTGGATATTGCAAGAAAATACAATATTCATGTGTTTTTTGATAACTGTGATTCATATGGTACGTTTTACCATGAAAGACCTATTCAAGCGTATGGTAAGGCGGCAACGTTCAGTTTTTATGTAGCACACCATATTACAATGGGTGAAGGTGGTGGAATTGTAACTAACGACGAAGAGTTACACGCAACTATGAGAGGATTTAGAAATTGGGGTAGATATTGTTCTTCACCTAATTGTTGTATTAGGTCTGAACATCCTGAATTATTTTGTCCTATCAACAAACTAACAAAAAATTGTGATTTACCGTCTGATTATATGGTGAATTACCAATTTGAATATTTGGGGTATAATCTAAAACCTTTGGAACTTCAGTCGGCGATGTTGATAAAACAAATTGATAGAATTGGTGAGTTTAGCGAAATAAGAAAAAGTAATTATCGTAAATTATACGACTACTTTACTAAATCAAAATATAACTTTAAGGTTTGGGAAATTGATGATGAGGTTTCTCCGTTTTCATTTCCATTTTTAATTCCTGATGACGCACCATTTAATAGAAAACATTTAGTGGACCATTTGAAAAGAAATGGTATTGAAACTAGAGTTTTATTTGGTGGTAATCTAATGAGGCATCCAGCATACCAAAAGAGTAAACACTTATGGGAATCATATGGTACTCATGAAAATGCGGACAAAATCACAGAAAAATTTTTAATGATTGGTGTTTCACAAGTAAATACTGAAGAACACATAGAAACAATAATAAACAAAGTAGATGAATTTTTAAAACAATGGGAAGCTTAAGTGAAATTATCGATACTATAATTGAAAAGAGTATCAAAGAATACGACAACAGTTACGATTTACCTGAAAATTCTTTTGAAACACTATTATCCATGGGAGAATTGGTTGATAGGTTATCAATTGTAAATTTCAAGTTGTATAAACTAAAAGACGAAGTTATGGATAGACAGGATGATAATGAATTCAAGTCATGGGCATCTGTCGAAGACGTTAAATTAGTTAGAGAAAGAGCTAGATTAAAAAAATGTATTGATGAAAAATTAATCGGTATAATTTCTAGAATAAACGGTGGTGATGAATCTGCGGGTTTTAATCCTGAGGTAAAAAAATATGGTAAATAAAATGAAAAAAGTTTTAGTAGTAGGTGGGTCAGGTTACATTGGTGGATTGACTTGTGATTATTTAATCCGAGATGGGTTTGATGTTACTGTTTACGATAATCTATTATATGAGAACCGATATTTGAAAGACGTGAAATTTATTTACGGTGATATAAGAGACACTGAAAAATTATACGAAATTTCAAACGATTTTGACGTGATAGTTTTAATGGCCGCATTAGTAGGCGACCCAGCATGTAGTGTGGACCATAAGTTAACTGAAGAGATTAATTTCCAATCAATCAAAAACTTCTGTGAGGTAGTTTCTCCAAGTAAACATTTGGTATTTATGTCCACATGTTCTGTTTATGGTGCTCAGGATGGTTTACTAAATGAAGAAAGTGGAACTAATCCATTATCATCTTATGCTTCAACTAAGTTAGCAGCTGAAAAGTACATCCAACAAAGAAACGGGACAATTTTTAGATTGGGTACCGTATTTGGATTAGGTGACACTTATTCGAGATTAAGAATGGATTTGGTTGTTAATGTATTAACTATGAAGGCAATCAAAGATGGTGAGATAACAATTAACGGAGGAGAACAATGGAGACCGATTATTGCAGTTAAAGATATCGCCGAGTATGTTGTAGAAGCCTGTGATAAAAGACATTCAGGTATCTTTGTTTTGGCGAAAGAAAATGTTTTGATAAAAGAATTAGGTGAAAGAATAGTTGATATCATCCCTAATACAAAAATCAATTATACTGAAATCTCTTTCCAAGACGCTAGAAACTATAAGGTTGATAACTCAAAATCGTTAGAAGTTTTTGAATACAAACCAAAAGTAACTGTTGAAGAAGAAGTTTTAAGAATGGTAAAAATGTTTGAAGAAGGTAGGGTAATGAACCCTGAAGATAAAGTGTACCACAATGGTGCATTCTTAAAAAATAAAAAAGAAAATAAAGAATTTGTATGAGTACAACAAAATTAATTAATGGTGGTTTAGCCGTTGATGACAGAGGTTCAGTAAGATTCGTAAATGATTTTGATTTTCAAAACGTTAAAAGATTTTATCAAGTGGAAAACCATAGACAAGGTTTTATCAGAGCATGGCACGGACACAAAAAAGAAGGTAAATATGTTTATGTGACTGCAGGTTCGGCACTTATTGGTGTGGTAAATATGGAAACAAATGAAGTTCAAAAATTTGTACTTAGTGATAAATCTCCTAAAATCTTATGGATTCCACCGGGTAACTATAATGGGTTTAAATCATTAGAGGATGACACAAAAATAATCTTTTTTTCAACATCCACACTTGAAGAAAGTTTAGGTGATGATATTAGAGAAGATTATGATAAATGGAACATTTGGGATGAAGATTATAGATAAAAAAATTTAAGTTATGAAAGTATTTGTATTTGGAAGTAATGGTATGTTAGGTAATTATGTATCAACATATCTTAAAGATTATTATGAAGTTATTAAAGTTGGTAGAAATTTAATTGATGGTTCAAACACATCGGAAAATGAAATAGAAAGTGTGTTATTAAATTTATCTATCAAAAAAAATGACATCATAATAAATTGTGCAGGAGCGATTAAACCAAGAGTTGATGAATTGGGTGACTTAAACGCAATAAAAATAAACTCAGTTTTTCCAAGGATGTTAGCTAACGTCAGCGAAAGATTAGAAGTTAAGATGATTCACCCAACTACTGATTGTGTTTATACCGGTAATAAGGGTTCGTATAATGAAAATGATAAATATGATGTTAATGATGTTTATGGTATGACTAAAGCGTTAGGTGAACCTAAAAATTGTACGGTTATAAGAACATCTATTATTGGTGAAGAAGTTGGTCAAACAAGGTCTCTAATTGAGTGGATTAAATCAGTTAAAGGTCAAACAGTTTTCGGATTTACTAATCATTATTGGAATGGTGTAACGTGTTTACAGTTTGCTAAAATTTGCAAAGAAATGATTGAAAGAAATTTATTTTGGGTTGGCACTAGACATATTCACTCTAATACCGTTTCTAAAAAAGAACTAGTTGAGTTGATAAGTGAAGTTTACGATTTAGATGTTCAAGTAACTCCAAAAAAAACTGAAATTTCGTGTGATAGAAGTATCAGTAGTACTTACACACACGAAATAGAAATCCCAACACTAAAACAACAAATTGAGGAACTAAAAGATTTTTCTAAAACATTATATAACTAAAATATGCGTACAACAAGAAAAAAAACAACAACCCCATCACCACAAACAGAAGAATTAAATACTCCTAAATCTTTTTCAAAAAAAGATTTTATAAACTCAGTAATAAAGAAAAAGCAAAAAAGTAAGTTTTTATCAGACAATCAAAAAGATTATTATGATTTACTGATGAATAATCAAATTACAATTTGTTCAGGACCTGCAGGTGTTGGTAAAAGTTATATCTCTATGAAAGCTGCGGTTGACTTACTTATGGACCCTAATAACGCATATGAAAAACTTATAATTGTAAGACCGGCAGTAGAAGCCGAAGAAAAATTAGGTTCTTTACCCGGTAACTTAGAAGAAAAGTTGGACCCGTATATCTTTCCGTCATATTATCTTTTGAATAAAATTATCGGAAAAGAGGCAAGAGAAAAACTTAAGGATTCAGAAATCATCGAGGTATTTGCATTAGCTTATATGAGGGGTATGAATATTGATAATTCTATTTTAATTTTTGAGGAGGCGCAAAATGCAACCCCAAATCAAATGAAATTACTATTGACAAGAATAGGGTTTAATAGTAAGTTCTTTATATCAGGTGATTTAGAACAAACCGACAGATATAAAGATAAAAAACAATCAGGTCTTTACGACGCTTTACAGAGGTTTAGTGGAATTGATGATATTGGTGTTTATGATTTTAGAAATGCTAAGAATGTTAGAAACCCATTAATTAGTAAAATTTTAGTAAAATACGATGAAGAGAATAGGGATTGAGGTTAACGGTGTTTTAAGAGACACGATTGGTAAATTCAAACAATTATATGAAAAACATATGATTGAAAATTATGAGGCGGAAAATTCTAATCAAACGTTTTCGTTGGATTTATCAGGTAATACAACTTTAGATGAGGTTGAAGAGTCTTTTGAATATAAAATTACATTACCTGTGGATTCTTTAGACCTTAAAAATCACTTTTCATTTAAGTCTGATGAAGAGTTATATGATTTCATGTTTGAGGATTTTCCTATGCAACTTTTTGGTCATGCAGGTTCTTGTGAAACTTACTCATTTAATGATTTGAATGAGTTTTATACTAAAAATAGAGATAACTATGAAATCTATATAGTTTCAGATGAAATTGGTAAATCTAAACCCGCAACTTTATTCTTCCTATCAAAGTTTGGTTGTCTAATAGAAAACATTAAATTTTATTCCACCACAACAATTGACCAAATGTGGGAAAAAATAGATGTGTTATTAACGGCAAACCCTGATTTGATTGAGAATCACCCTGATAACATTATTGTAGTTCAATACGAAACGGATTATAATAAATCAATAAAAACTAAACATAAAATCGAATCGTTAAAAGATTTTGATGAATTAATAAATAATATAGAATTATGATACCATTTTTAGGTGAAAATTATTACTTCGACGTAGATGAACTAGAAACACAAGTTAGTTTAGCTAACTCTAAGTTAATTCCTATTTCGGGTGAAACAGAAAATGAACAAATAAGTGTTACAAGATATGAAACATTTAAGTTATTAATGGAAATTGTTCTTTCAGAACGAGAATCAATTGATGATTCATTAGGCTTACACAGCGCAAAAGAATTGTCTATACCATTCAAAATTTCTTTTAATACATTACTATTAAATAAAATAATAAAAAAATTTTAAGAAATGGACTTAGAAAAAATTGTTAAAATTGAAAATTCAATTGAAAAATTAAAAGACAAGACGGCACGTATTTACCTTTTAGTGCAAGATACAAAAGGTAACCCAAAAGCTTCGATAAAATACATTTATGATTTTGCGGTCGTATTGAAAGAAAATGGATATAATCCTATTCTTATTCACGAAACAAAAGATTATGAAGGTGTTTCTTCATGGTTAAATGAATCGTACATGGAATTACCCCATCAAGCAATTGATGGTCAGAATCTTTCTATCTCACCAGAAGATGTAATTATTATTCCTGAATTGTATGGTCACGTAATGGAACAAATTAAAAATTTACCGTGTGGTAAAATTGTATTGTGTCAAGCATATGACCATATGTTAGAAACTTTAGCACCTGGTGTTACATGGTCTCAATTAGGCGTTTATAAATGTATTACAACTTCAGAAACTCAAAAAAATTATATTTCTGAAATTATGAAAAATGTAAGTGTGGATTTAATTGAACCTTACATCGATGAAACATTTAGTAAAAAAGAAAAACCTTCTAAACCAATTATCTCTATTCACACAAGAGACCAAAGAGCTACTGCTAAAATTATCAAAACATTTTATTTGAAGTACCCTCAGTATAGATGGATTACATTTAGAGACATGAGAGGTATCTCATTGACTGACTTTTCTAAATTCTTGAAGGAGTCGTTTTTAAGTGTATGGGTGGATGCCGAATCATCATTTGGTACATTCCCATTAGAATCTATGTCATCGGGAACACCGGTAATTGGTAAGGTTCCAAATATGTTACCTACTTGGATGAATGATGAAAATGGGGTATGGGTAAACAATGAAAACGATATAGTTGACGTTGTAGCTAACTTTGTACAAAATTGGTTGGAGGATAATATCTCAGAAAAATTATATGAGAACATGTTAACTACTTCTAACGAGTTTAAAAATAAATCAAAATTTGAAAGTAGTGTTTTAGATTTATTTAATGATATTTTCAATTCAAGAGCTGAAGCATTCCAAGAACAATTGGATAAATTGAATATAACAGAACAAACAAATTAATATTATGGAAAACACATTAGACGTATCGGTAATTTTACCTATTAACTCATCGAAACAAAGAAATTTTGATGAGTATTATGAAAGAGCAATTAAATCTTTACAGATTCAACAAGTACAACCAACCGAATTAGTTGTGGTACATTCAGATGAAGATGGATTAAAAAATAAACTACAAAGTTTTGACTATAGTGGACTAACTGTAAATTTTGTTGAGAACACAGGTAAAGTGGATTTCTCATCTCAAATTAATCTTGGTGTTGAAAACGCTAAATCCGAGTTAGTTAGTATTTTAGAATTTGATGATGAGTACTCAACAATTTGGTTTAAGAATGTAAAAAGATATTCTGAAGCGTATCCAGAAGTAGATGCATTTTTAGCATTAGTTGTTGATACTGACGAAAAAGGTATGTTTGTTGGTTTTACAAATGAAGCAACATTTGCAGCAAGTTTGAACTCTGAGATTGGTTATTTGACAAATGAAGTTTTAATGGAATACCAAAACTTTCAAACGAGTGGTATGGTTATAAAAAAATCAACATTCTTAGATAATGGTGGATTCAAACCATCTTTTAAGCTGACATTTGTTTATGAGTTTTTACTTCGTCTTACATACAATTCTGCTCAAATTATGACTATCCCAAGAATTGGTTACAAACACATGAACTTTAGAGAAGGTTCTATTTTTTGGAATTATAAAAATGGTCAAAATAGAATTTCAGACAATGAAATCGCATTTTGGATTGACTCAGCAAAAAAAGAACATTTCTTTACTGCAGATAGAAACATAAAATACGAAGCACAAGAAGCGTAATGTTTGTATCGTCTGGAACTGTTGTTGAGGTTACATACGAAGAGCAAAAGACGGAAAAGAAAGTAAAAAAGGCAAATTACTTTGATGTACGTGAGGAAGAGGCAGTTAAGGCTTATATTATAGCTGAAACAAAATACGAAAAAGAAGTTATTTATAATGAATTTTTAAGAGACCCTCTTGATAAGATGATTGAATCAATCATAAGAAGATATAAACTTTATAGGAAAGATATGAACTATAACGATATTCACACGGATACGCATTCTTTTCTAATGACTAAAGTTGACAAATTCAAACCAGCAAAGAATAAAAAAGCATATTCTTACTTCGGTACTATATGTAAAAATTATTTGATGGGTCAAATCTTAAAAGACCAAAAAGAAACGAATAGAAAAATTTCATACGAGGACATATCCGGTACTTTAGAAAATAGACCGGATATGGTCTACTATTTAGAGTTTGAAAAAATAGATGCTGAAAAAATTATTGATGTTTTCTTGATTGACCTGAAAAAATATGTTGGGGGTAATGAATTACAGGAGAACGAAAGTAAGTTGGGTTATGCACTCATTGAATTATTCGATGACTATGGTAATATTTTTATAGGTAATGATAATAACAAATTTAACAAGAATATTGTGTTATTAACATTAAGAGAAATGACCAATTTAAGTACAAAAGAAATAAGAACTTATTTAAAAAAATATAAGACTCTTTATTTAGAAACTCTTAAAAAAATACATAATCAATAATAAAATATTTATTGTTATGAACCGCACAAGAAAAAAAGAAATAAATCTTAATAAAGATTCCGTATTAGGTTTAATGCAGGAAATCTACAATGAGTTAGTTGAGCAAAGAGCAACAGCTATTAGGATACAAAATAAGATGTTGGCATTATTGAAAGATGCTGAGGATATGACAGTTATTGGTCCAATCATTAAAGAACAGCAAAAAATAATTAATGATACCATTGAGAAAAAACTTACTTTGTCAAAATTACAATCAAGTATATGGGAAAAATCAAACAACTCCAAAGAAGAATCTTTCAGTCTTTCCGATATGGATGAAGATACTCTACAGTCTTTGATACAAAAAGATGTTGATAATAATAAAGGTCAAAATTACCAATTATAACCATGGGTTTAGACTTACAGAATGACTATGATAAGGCAAAGACTAAAATTAGTGCTTATAAAACAACCGTAGAAAATAAAAAAAGTGATTTTGAAAAAAATAGAGAGAACGCAACAAAATCTTTAGATAAGAAAAAAAGTGATGTTGTAAAACAAATTAGTGAGCTTGAGAAATCAGGTGCAACATTTACTAGTAAGTTAAAAAATGATATAAAAAGTGAAGTAAAAAATCAATTAGAACAACTTTTAGACTTATTTAGAGAAACATTTCCACCTTCCGAGAACAAATCATTAGATAGTGTTAGACGATTATTTTTACAAGCCGCTCAAAACACTAAACCACAAATAAAAACAATCTTAACTGAAGAAATAATAAAAACTTTAGATTGTTCAGAAGAACAATCATATCAAGACAAATTAGGCCAAGATATATACATCAAAGTTAGTCAAATAGATTTATTCAAAAGATTAGTTTTATCACCTGAGGATGAAACAGCTAAGTATTATTATGAAACAAAAGATTCATCACCCGGTGCTATTCCTTATAGTTTAAATAGGGAACTTTATAAAAGATTACAAAATATTGGGCAATCTTATCAGACGGATTATGGGACAAAATATTATGGAGCATCAGGTCAACAATTATTTGATATCGAATATGTACAATTTTATCCAGCGGTAAATCCTACAAATTTTGGTGATTACTATAAAATAACCTTGAATCAGCAACCAAATAACACAAACACGGTCGCTGACTTTTTATTTGATTACTATGAAAGTATTGATATTTTAGGTCTTAATACAATTTTTACAGAAATGTTAAACCAATTATTCGGTGGTTTTGATTTTGAATTAGGGATTTCTACCGATAAAATGAGAGAAGAAAAAAAGTTTGATTTAGTTATTAAAAGAATTATGGGTATATGTTCCGACCCAACTAAAAGAATAGATGTTAGTGGTAATGCAAAATTAAATGACCAAGATTTAATTGATGATTCTTTTTTTGAAGTTTCAAATCAAGAATTAAGAATTATTGAAAATGAAATAAATAACATATCATCAGGTCTTGTTGAATTTGAATCCTGTGAAGGTGTAAAGTTACCTATTAATACTCAGGGTATGTTTGGAGCATTAGACCAAGTGATTACGGAAACAAACCCAAGTACCCAAATAGATTTAATGGAACAGGCACTTGATGAATTATCAAAAGACCCTAATTGGAATAATTTAGTACCTGGAATTGGTGTTGATTTAAATATAAAAGCAGATATTGACTTAAAGGTTATCAATCAGATGGCTAAAGTAATTTATCGTACTGTACTATCACCTAAAGTTATGTTAGGTTTTTTAATAATGGTTAAAGCGGTAAACAACAATTTATCTCAAACATTAGATAATTCGTTTGACGATTTGAACGGGTTTATGAAAACATTCAGAAATTTCAATGTAAACTTTATAAGAAGAATTTTTGCTCTTTATGTTGAAGAATTATTTACAATTGTTAAAAGAGATATTAAGAAATTAGTTGATGGGATAATACAAGACATTATAAAGGAAGCTAAGAATAAACAACTTCAAATGTATTCGGCAATATTATACGCGTTATTGATTGTTGGTGAAGCTTTGATTGATTTTAGAAATTGTAAAAGTGTGATTGATGAAATATTAAAGTTGTTAAATTTAGCCTTAAACCAACTCAATATTGGGTTACCGACATTTGCATTAGCTGCGTCTCGATTATTAAGTGGGGTTTCAGATACTAGAGCATTTGCAAATGTAATTGAGAATTTACAAAAATCAGGTCTACCAACAGGAGACTTACCCGATGGTTCACCAAATCAAATGAACAACGCTTTCAAAAATATCATTTCGGGTATGAATAAAGAACAAACCGAGAATGGTAAAACTGAAATTTTTATCCCACCATTAAAAGTAATCGTACCTGGTCTAGCAGGTCCAGGTACAACAAAACCAACTAAAGGATACGGAAAATCTTTTTAACATGGACACAAAAGAAATAAAAGAAATATTGGAAAACTACAAAAATAAACCAAATAAGTCTTTGGTTGAAGTAATGGATTTTCTAAAAGATGATTTTGATAAAACAAAAGATTTAATTATCAAATTAACAAATCATTTAGATAATGCAGAAAAGGAGTATAACAAAATTTATAAAGAATATAAAAAAAGAATGAATGAGTGATTTAATTGATGGTCAACAAATATTTTTTGGTAAGTGTATATCAAATGATGACCCACTTATGTTAGGTAGAATTAGGGTAGAACCTGAAACATTAAATCAGACTGCTTTACAAAATTCAAATCCTAAATTTGACCCAAATTCAAATGACCCAAACAAAAACGGTCCATGGTCTGATTTTGACCCATTTATTTATTTACCACTTTTACCATACTTCGTTAATCAAGTACCTAAGGTTGGTGAAAAGGTGATGTTATTTTACTATAACACAAAAATCAAAACAGGTAGAAATAGATTCTACATGATTAGTACTTATTCTTCACCTCTAACAATAAAATATGAAGATGATTCATCTTCACAAACAAGATTAAGTTCAGGTTACGTTAACTCAACATCGAGAATACCACCAATTAAAAATCAAAACGGTACTTACAAAAATGAAAAAAGTAATGGTGTTTTTCCTGAACCTGTAGATATTTCACTAAATGGTAGGGGAACTGCAGATGTGGTTATAAAAGAAAATGATGTTCTATTAAGAGCCGGTAAACACAAAGAATTTACAACAGGTCAAATACCTGATTTTGAACCTAAGAGAGCATTTTTTCAATTATCAAAATTCGATACCGACACCATATTTGGTAATCCACAATTTAGACAAAAATTAGTATCTAATAAAAAACCAATTAAGTATCTTATCGAATACGACGTATTAAATCCTGAAAATCAATTTTCAGCATTTACTGGTGTGATTTATTTTTATCAGTTAAGAACTGAAAAGTTAGCTGAAAAAACGTTAACAGGTAATTTTAATGTAACAACACAAATAAATTTGAGTGGAACTACAGATGATGGGGTTCAACTAATACGTATGATTACATTACCTGTTGGTTTGAATTTAGAACAATTATCATTAGAAATAGTTCAAAGACTTAAAAGTGTTATAACTAATCCTGAAACTGCATTATTACAACCAGCATTAAAACAAAGCGAACAATTTCCATTCTATTATAGACCAACTAAAAAAGTATATGATTTGGTAACTAATCCACAAACAGGACAACTTATTGCATCTTCTAACATGAGTAAGTTAATGTCTTTGGTTAAAATATCAAATGCCGATGTTACGCCAGGTTTTGGGTTGGTTATTGATGCTAAACTTTCACCGAGAATACCTCTCGAATTTCAAAATTCAGTGTACGTACCAAGTAGAGCAATATTAAATAACAATACAGTTGGACTACTTGGGGCATCAAGGTTATTTTTATTATCAAACGAAACCGAAATTGAAGGTAAGAAAAAAATAAATTTTGATAGGGGTATCTACGGGTTTGAAAAGTCTGATATACTTGACGATATAGAACCTAATACCTCATCAATGGTAAGAGGTGAAGAATTATTAGAACTTTTGGAACTTATCGTAAGATTTTGTATAACTCACGTCCATTCTTATCCGGGTCTACCACCATTACCAACAACTGTGGACCAATTAACATCCGATGAATTACTTTCATCAATGTTCAACGCATATCAAAAAGTATTAAATAACAATATTCGACTTAACTAAGTATTTATATATAAAATACAAAATGTCAATTTATAAGTCTTATTTTAGTAAGTCAAATACTATATTATACAACTCATATACAAATACGGGTAGAAATCCGATTGTTGAATTGTTTTATGGTAATGTTAGTAATGTTGGAATTCCTTTAGGTTTTAGTAGATATATTTTCAATATTGATTTAACAGGTTTAACAAACAACTATAATAACGGTATTATATCTACAAGTTGCGGACAAGTTCCTACTCACACATTAAAAATGACTAACACGTCTTTCTTTGATAATGAGTTATTGAACGACAAAACAAGTGAAGGTAGAAGAAGAGCAACATCATTTGATTTATTATTATTAAGAATACCAAAATATTCAGGTAACACGGGTACAACTCAAACATGGGATAGTGGTGTTGGGTATGATTATTATGATTTTGGTGTAACAAATTTTAACGATAGGTCATTTTCAAATAGACCTTCAAATTGGTATCAATCGACTACAATTTCCGGTTGGTCGACACCAGGTATATATAACAACACAAATTCCCTAACAGGACTTACAGGATTAAATTATTCTGCACTCACAGTGGTCGATACTCAACATTTTGAATTCGGTAATGAAAATATTGAATTTGATATGACTAATGAAATTAACGCAATTATGACTGGTGGTACGGCAGCCCCGGCCGGATGGATAATTGCATATTACCCCTCTGTTGAAAATATATCGGGTTTAACTGAGAATTACTCTGTCGGTTTCTTTTCCCCACATACTCAGACATTTTATGAACCATACCTAGAAACAAATTATAACGATTTAATCTTGGACGATAGAAATACATTCTACGCAGGAAACAACAATAATTTATATTTGTATGTATACGAGAATGGAGTATCAACCAATTTAGATTCTAACCCTAAAGTAAATATTTTAGATACAAATGAGAACCTCGTACCTGGTTATACGGGTCTTTCTACATGTAGAGTAACAAAGGGTGTTTATAAAGTTGTTATTAGTGGTCTTACAGGGACTACAATTCCATGTATCTACTACGATGAATGGAGTGGACTAACAATCAACTCAAAGTCCATTACAAACGTCCAAAATCAATTTGTATTATTAACTAAGTATGGTAACTACCAAATTGGCTCAACAACCGATACCCCAAAAATTTATGGATTTAGTTTTAGTGGTATCAAACAAAACGAACAGATATTAAATACAGATATCAGAAAGGTTAACGTAATAATCAAAAGGGCATATTCATCTAACCAAATACTTGGTAGTGTTGAGGCTTACTATAGAGTTTATGTTAAAGAAGGTGGTAATACTGAGGTACAGGTACAAGATTGGACCCGTATTAATAAAACACCCGATTCTTACTACTTTATATTTGACACTACTGATAAATTACCTAATGAATATTTTATAGATATAAAAGTTGTATCTGATAGAAATATAGATACTTATAAAAGAGAACTTCAGTTCCAAATTGTTAATAAAAAATAATTATGAAAAATTTAGATTACATTATTAAAAAAGTTTTGAAAGAAGACAGCGATATGAGGTCAAATAGATATATGTTTTTCTCTAACTTAGAACAAATGAGAAGACAATGTGATTTACTATTAGACTTAGATAAATCTATGGTTGAAGGTATTTTAGAAAATGGTCACGATTGGGCGCAAGACCATATTGCGGAAGCAAAGAATAATATGGACCAAGTATTTGATTTTTTAATGAATGAGTCGAAAAAAGACGGTATGGAACTTTCTATGAATATTGATGACAAAGATATGGTAATGGGTGAAGGTAGAAAAAAAACAGGTACTAAATTATGTGCTCGTGGTAAAGCAGCTGCTAAAGCAAAATACGACGTTTATCCTTCGGCATATGCTAATGGATACGCAATACAAGTATGTAAAGGTAAAATTAAAGGTTTAGACGGACAAAAAAGATGTTCAGGAACTTATTGTTAAAGTGAACTTAAAATATTTTTTATAATTTTTTCTAAGGACTCATTTTGGGTCCTTTTCTTTTTTGGTTTGTATGAAGTCATAACGGGTTTTTGACCTTTTCCTGTTTGAGTGTCTTTTTTCTCGGCCTTTCTTTTTTGTGCACAAGCGGCTTTTTTAGCTGAATCACTCATTTTTCCTGCAACCCCCGCAGCTCTACATTTTGGGTATGCACCTTTTGACGTATCAGGTCTACCACATGGGGGGTGTTTACCATCAACTTTACGACAAATATTAACCCATGGACCTTTCGGTTGTTTAGAACCCTTAGGTTTCTTTTTTGTACCAAACCAAACAGCTAAATCTTCATTCAAATTAATCTTATCTAACTCAACCCATTCTTTTATTGGTACAATTTTTTTATTTTTATCAGGAAACTGATTTATAGGATTACCATCTTCATCACTTGATGTAGTTTCTGGATGATTTTTAATATAGTTGTATATTTTTTTTGCAATTTTTTCTTCTTTACCTATTTGTTTTTTTGTTCTTTCCATATTACCATCATAAGAATCATATTCTAAATCAGGACTTTTATACTTAGAAACAGGGTCAGTAAATGGACCCATAACATTTTTCTTAAAATATCTTATACCTGGTTGTAATGGGCCTATATAACTCCCTCTAGCATCACCTGAAGTAGAAGTAGCCTCATTTAGATTTTTATTCATACTAATAAATATAAGGAACAAAAAAAAAGGTCAGATTTCTCTGACCTTTTCTTATTCTGTTTTTAATTGATTATCTCAATTCTCTCAAGTCAAATGTTCTAACTCCATCAACTGTGATACGTCCGTAGAAACGGTTGTTAACCATTTTCTTAGCGTAACGTGTCATAATACCTTTGATAGGTGTAAAGTTGAATGGATTGTACATTGTAGGTGTCAATTGTAGAGGTACATATGGTGCGTAAACGTAACCAGTATCTAACAATGAAGTACCTTTATGACCTAACAACACTGTGTTTGGTGGGAAGTAAGGGTCACGGTAAACTTGGTAACGACCAGCTAATGTACCAACTCTTTCAATACCCATGTTGTATTGGTCTTGCTCAGGAGACGCGTTAGATACGTGGAAGTATTCTAAATCGTCAAAGATAGCAGAAATCTCAGAAGATACAACAATCCAGTTAGCTCCACCTCTTAATGTAGATTTGTGGATTTGTGCTGAAATTTGGTTGATTGCTGTAATCAAAGTTTGATTCCAATCTTTTTGAGTGTATTGAGTTAATGGGTTAGCTGTAGTACCTCTTTTCCATCCGTTGTAATCCCAACGTAATGTCCAAGCCGCACCTTTACGTAAGTCACGTAAAATTTCACGGTCGATTTCTGCCGCCACTTGCTCAGATAATAAAGCTGTTAATTCAGCTTCAGCATCGATGTTGTGGAATGCAGAAACGTCTTGTGCCAATTCAGGAGACCATTGTGCTCTTAGTTTTCTTTCTGTTACAGATACAGTTACTGACTGTAAGTCAAAAGAAACCTCACCAATTCTGTCTTCGAATTCTAATTCTTTGTAAACTCTCCATTTACATGTGAACTGACTGATAGCTGGACCAGTTACAGTTGTAGTAATACCTGAGTAACCGTCAATAGAGTTTGCACCGATAGCACATGGTACTTGAGCATCAACTTCTAAATAGATTTCACCAGCTGCGTTACAGATGTTATCATAACTTCCGTCATTACCACCGTAAGAACCTGCAGAACCAGGGAAAGATGATGTTGAAGTTGAACCGTACTGTACGATACCGCTACCATATTTTTGAGTAACAACTCTAAATAATAATGGACTAGAACCTAATCCTGAGAACGCTGCGTTAATGTTTGGAGCTCCTGCTACTGCGTAAACTTCTAATCCTGAAAGGAATGCTTCGTTATCCATAGCTTGACCATCAGGACCGATTAATTTACCTGCACCTGCGCCTGTAAATCCTGTCATTTTGATTAATACTTTTCTGTACTCACCAGCTGTATAAGCTGAAGTTACAAGTTGACCTGAAGACCAAACAACAGTATCAGCTGAAGTAGTAACCGCACTGAACGCTCCTTTAGAATAGTCAAACAATCCTGGAGGGTCTAAAGATGGCTCATTACCTTCATAAAATCTATCGTAAAGGTTTTTGTCATTTGCACCATATCCTGTGTTTACGTTTGCAGGACCGTTTTGAGCACCGATTGGTGGGATGTGATTACCACCGTTAGTTGGGTCTTGACCCATGTCATAACCTTGGATTTTAGGTACAAAGTAGAACAATTTACCGATAGGTAAGTTCATTGCTTGTACAGAAACTAAATCGTTAGCCAACAATTTAGAGAATACACGTCTAACAATTGGGAAAACAACAGTTTCAAATGAACCTGAGCTATCAGTTGCAGCCGCTTCGTTGATTAGGTAAGATGCTTGGTTCTCATATAATTGAGCCATGTTCTCTTTAATGTGTCCTTTAAGACCATCTAGGAATCCTAATTTATCCCATTTGTTAATAGTATCTTCTTTGATAACTTTAAGGTGTTTCAAACCAATGTTACCAACAAGACCTGATTCTAATAATGCTCCCATTTTTTTATTTTTTTTTTGAGTTTATTTATTTTATTTTATTTTTGCCATTAAATCTCTCATTCTCATGAATTGAGGATTTTCGTAAGTTTTACTTTCAATCAAATTAGATGCTGAACCATTTGAAGGTGTTTTAACAACTTGTCTTTGGATAGACTCAGTAACTACGTCACTGTTGTTACTTCCCTCAAGTTCAGATTTAATCGCCTTGTAAAGTGATTTAGATTCTTTGATAGTTTCAACGTTATCAAATCTTCTAAGGATGTTTATTTTTTCTTGTTTTGTTGTTGAGTGTTCAGTGAACAATCTAGTTGAATATGCCAAGTTTGAATTGAAAACTGCAACTTCATTCAATTTATTTCTAAAGAAATCGAGAGCTTTTTTGTACTCTTCATTTTTTTCTTTTAATAAATCGAGTTCTTTTACAACAGATTCTTTTCTTAATTGACTTGGTGCTGCAACACGGTCTCTTTGTGCTCTTCTCATGTAAGTCATAGTTCTTGATGCTTCTGTGGTTTCACCTGGTAATTCATCACCTTCCATACAATCACCTTCCATACAATCACCTTCCATGTAGTCACCTTCCATGTAGTCACCTTCCATGTAGTTGCCTTCCATGTAGTCACCTTCCATGTAGTTGCCTTCCATGTAGTCGCCTTCCATGTAGTTGCCTTCCATGTAGTCGCCTTCCATGTAGTCAGATTCAGTTTTCATATCATCAATCATTTCTTCATCCATCCATCCTTCTTCCATGTAATCTTCTTCCATGTAGTTTTCAGTAACACCATGTTTAATTTTACCGTAGTTGAATTTAGGACCTTTTCCTTTTTTCTCTGATTTCAAACCATTTTCCATATCTTCATCGAAACCTTTGTTGTTAACAGATGATTTAGATAAACCATTTTTCATTTTTCCGAATCCGATTCCAACAGGTTTCATAGACTCACTAACTTCCAATTCATAAATTGTTTCGTCAAGTTCCTCATCTAATTCTTCCTCTAAGTTATAATCCTCTTCTTCCATTTCGTGTTTACCCATTTTTTCATCCTCTTCGAAGACTAATTCATAAATCACACTCTCATTCATATTTTCCATAGGTTCTTCCATAGACATTTCTGAATCATCACCTAAATCGATAAAATATTCAGTATCAGTGTTATTATCAGTAAGGTGGATTTTATTATCATCTTTAACAACGATAATTCCATCTTCATCACCCATCGCCTTAAACACTTTCAATACTTCGCCAGGTTTTGCACCCGTCATATCAAGAGGTGGTAATTCGTCTTCATTATCAGTTTCAGCTCCAGCACCCATCATAGTGATATCTAATTCACCACCTTCAGGACCTACCTGAGCTTCAACGTCACCCATCTCAACACCGTCGTCTGAAACGTTAACATCGTCAACGTTAATTTCATCGTCTGCGCTTACTTCTTCTTCGTCGCCTTCTTCTTCTTGTTCGTGTAAAGATGATTTAGATTTTGAGCCAAACAATGACTCTTTTACTAGTTCACTGATTTCTTCCTTCATAGTAGAAGCAAGTATTCCTTTTGCATTTTCACTTATAGCTTCCTCGATTGTCTTCATTTGTAATAAAGCCTTCTCTACTAAATTTTCGTTTTTTTCTAAACTCATTTCGTTTTTAAGCAATAATTTTTGCGTTTATTTTATTAAATAAATATATCATACTTTGAAAAAAATTATTATATTATATATTTTACCCCAAAAAAATTAAGAGCATAAAAAAAGGGACCATAAGTCCCTTATTAAAAAATTGTAAAAAAATTATTCAATTACTTCATCAATTTTACTTTCAACGATTGCGGTGATTCTCCAATCCATCGAATAAGTTTCATAAACTTTAGTAACTTTTGCTTCTACATCTGTAGGTGAAAAACCTCTCACAAGTTTTTCTTCTCTCATTTTTTTAATTTTTCCTGTGTTATCATCAACCATATCAGTTGTGATTTTTGCTACAAAATATTTTTCGTCCATAAGTAAATTTTTATCTACCTAAATAATCGGTTAATCTTTTCATTAAGTCAACAGATTTCTCTAATCCGCCACCACTACTTACTGAAGTATTATCGTGTTCTGATAATTTTTCTTCATATCTTGGTCTATCTTCTTTATTCAAGTAAAGATAAGCACCAGGTGTAGATGGTGAAGATACAAGGTCAAAACAAATTAATTCAAAATCATCTTGAACTTCGTTTTGGTCACCTTTTTTAACTAATGAACCAACACCACGAGAAGATACCCCCATAGTAACACCTTGTCTCATCATGTTAGCCGCAACATCACCCTTAGATGATACAATACCTCTTTCATGGAAACCTGGCGTGGTTAATAATTTAATCTTACCCATCAATACATTACCTTCCCACCACATCTCTGTAATAAGGTGAGATACTCTATCAAGGTCAATTAAAGAAGACTCAGGGTGATTTAATTCTGAAATAGACATACCACGTTTAATAGCGTCTTGGTATTTTTCTGATTCTCTTCTTAATATCTTTTCAGGATATACTCTCCCGTTTCTATTTGGAACTCCCCATTTTTGAAGAGTTGCATAAAATTCAAATGGTTTAGAATGTTCCAATTGTCCGTAAGATTCACGTATAATACTTTGATTACGTGGTTCGTTAGGATTAATAATCCCTGCATCCCACTCAACTAATATACCTTTACCTGTATCGCTAGGTCCTAAAATTTTCATAAGTTCTTTTAGAGATAAATATTAGCTTTCTTTGAATTCTTCAGTTTTTGTTTTGCTAAGAGTAAAATGTTTGTTATTTTTAAGGTCATCTAAGTAGACACTATTAAGAATCTTTTTAATTTTATCTCTTAAAATCGGTGATTTGAAATCCAATAAACTATTATGAACATATAAAGTTATTTCTAAATTCATAAAGCTTTTCTTGTTTTTTTGTATTCCACTTGTTCTTAAATCTAAGTCTACAATTTGTTTTCTTTCAAATGTTTGAGTATCTACTACTTCTAATAATGTATGTTGAATTTGTCTTTTTATCTCGCCTACGAGTCTATTCCAATTTTCATCTACTGTAATTGGTTCTATCCATGTTTGTAATACTACGTATATAGATTTGAAATTTTTTGAGTCTACCGTACCGTAGTAACATTTTGCATCATCAAAAATGTTTAGTTTTGATGTTTTTCCTTTTTTCATTAATCATGTCTTTCATGTTTATTTTTTCATAAATGTAAGTCTAAAAATGAAATTTGTCAAAAATGACTTTTTTCCGTATATTTATAGTATAATGTAAAAAAAATATGATAATTATTAAAGTAAAAAACGCATCTTCTTTAGAACAGGCTTTGAAGCAGTATAAATTCAAAGTGTACAAGACAAAACAAACGGAACAATTAAGGGATAGACAAGAATTTACAAAGAAGTCAGTTAAGAAAAGAAGTGAAGTAAACAAGGCTATTTATTTACAGAAAAAAAGAAATCAGTTATCCTGATTTTCTTCGGTAGAGTTTTCTACTTTTTTTTCTTTTTGTATTTGGTGAAGGATATAACCTGAAACTCCAAACTCTATTGTTGCCCACATTATTATATCAGTCATACTTAAATCAGGATATTTTTTTAGAAGATAAAAAACCATACCCCATTGTGCTATAATAAATGCAATACCGGATTCAATTCTTTTTTTTGAAAAAAATGATGGTTTGTCTGAGTAAATTCTAATTATTTCGGTAATACCCTTTTTTATATTACCCCACCCAAAAAAGTATTTTTTGGAACTCATAGACCTGATTTTAATTTTCTAAGTTTGTATAAGTCGTAATGTGATGTTTTTGAATCTGATATTTTTTCGATTGTTTTTTCAATCATACTTTTCATATCACTTTCTTTTGACTCATTCAAAGAAGATTTTAAGTTATTAATAACACCTTCTTGTAACTCTTTGAATTCTTTTTCAAGTTCTTCTTTTGATAAAGAGACTATCGATATAATTTCATTCTTTTCAGATTCAGTAAGGTTATTAATTTCATTTTTAATATTTTCCTCAGCAACTTTTACCATTGTAGAAATTGGTAAGTTAATTGATTTTT